ATGAGCACGCAGACCGCTACCACCTACGAGCCCGATTACCTGACCTGGCTCAAGCTCGGCTTCCGCCGCACGACGGCCCGGGTAACCAAACGCCAGCGTCCAGACGGGCTTCTCGATGTCGTATTCAGGGAGGCCAACGGGTGCTACTCGGCGTGGGTATCTGAGGCCAGCAGCATCTGGATGGTGGTGCTGGAGCTGATCACCTTCGACGGGCTACAGGACCTCGACGACCTGCACCAGCTGGTGCGCCACTTTCCCGCTGAACCCATTGCGCTGGCCCAGCAACCTGCTTTCCAGGCCTCCCTTCCGCCCCTTTCGGCAACTGATTCTTACTGATTATTCCACCTCTACTTCTTTATCCTATGAGAAAGCGCCTTCCTATTGCCTTTTCCAAGCCTTTGGACTCTTTCAAGAGGTTTGACTTTTACCTTATAATGTTGAGTGTCAGTGCGTTGGTTGTACTTCCTTTTGAAGTCCGCGCCCTGGGCTTGGTGCCACTCTTAGTATTCATCGGGAAATGAACCACACCAACATTTCCACGCTCCTGAAGGACTGCCCACTGGAGCAAAAAGGGCAAATGCTGCTGAGAATCTACTACTACCAGAAGTCGCAGCAGGCCAAGCTCAACGAACAGAAGATGAACTACTACGAGCACGGCCACGCCGATGTCTGGGAAGCTCACTACAGGGAAATCCAGGACATCATCGACGATGCCGAAAAGGCTTTCCTCTCCGATTACCTGCTCATGCTTTTCGCCTCTCTACCACCTCTTATCTAACCCTTTTCCATGTCAACTACCACGCTCACCACTACGCCCCAGCGGGCCATTCAGCCCAAGCTCACCAAGCTGGAGCGGCTGATTTTCAGCATCACGTGCCACCGGCAAGAGCAGGTGCGCACCCTGGCTACGCCCGACCTCGGCAATCCTGAAGACGACCAGCAGATGATCGAGACCATCGACAACGAACTGGCCAGCGAAGTAGCCCAGCTACGCAAGCTCACCACCATGCGCTTCGGCGGCATGACCACGCGGGAGCAAGCGGACTGGTTCATCAAACTATTCAACAAACCCGCTTACCTCGAAATGCAGCAATGGCAGCAATTGGGTGAGCAGAAAGGAGACCAAAACAATGGCTGAGCAACTCAAAAGCCTTCAAGAATACAGCCGCCAAGCTAGTCAAGTCGGTCGTCCGGCACTGTACGCATACGACGACCAAGGCGCCAAGCTCAATTTAGAGGCCCTGCAGGTTGGTGCACAACTCCGCATCGCGGATGCACTGGAGCGTCAGACGAAGCTATTGACACAGGTGCATGGCCACGTCAAACTGCCCTTTCAATTTGATTTGAGTATCAACACGTCAGACGTGGAGGCCTTTCTTAAGGTGGCAGATGATTACGCTAGAGTCAGTGTTCTCGGCGGTTATGCCAAGATTCTCCGTCGCGAGGAAAAGAAAGACTATACCCACTTCCTCATCGAAATGCCAGATGCCAACGATGCCTTTTACTTGGGCATGGATTGGGCTGAATTCAAGCAGAAAGGAGGGCAAGCAGAATGAAAAAGCACGCTCCTAAATACATCAAGCCAGCCGAGCCGCAATGGACTGTTGATGAAGAGGTTCGGCAGTTAATGGTGCTCTTGCACGCTGCCAAAATGCAAGCCGACATGCTCATTGGGCGTGTCGGCGGGCTGCCCAAAAAGCGCATCAACGACATGGGCACCTATTTGGACAACTCCGAAAAGTGGATTCGCAACACGTTTGCCAAAGGAAAAGCAGCGGAAGCCGCGGATTACGCCGAAAACGAGGCTGCCGCGGTGTGGGAAGTGGTAAATGAACTCCGCAAAGCGGATGACAAAGGTGTTTTTCTGGCGGCCTGCTATGGGTTTACAGCCGGCGCATTAGTCGATGCAGACTCTGGCAAGCCCATGAATCAGCTTACGGCTGAAGAAGCACAGCAGAATTGGAGCGAAGCGGCTCAGGCTGAAGGCGAGACGGCAGTAGTTGGCCCTTACATCGGGCTCAATGAGCAGGAAATCAGAACTCTAGAAAATATGGCGTCATGAGTAACGAAGTAGAATCAAAGCCCTGTGTAGCGGAAAAGTTAGTAGGCACTGAGATCGAGGTGCGTTATGGCCGCAATCCCAAAAAGCGCCGCACTGTCAAAGGCATCATCCAGGCTTGGCGCTATGGGACTGGTGTTATTGAAAAGATGAGCCCACCTGAAGACGGCAGCCCCCGGTTGTGCTGGCCTTCTTTCGAGATAAAAATCAAGCCGGAAGATGGCAGCAAGGCCGTTTGGGTTGGCCCTTTCAAGGACTCTAATAATCCACAACCCAGCGAAATCCACTAAATGATCCTCGGCTTTAAAAACGCTTTCGTGCCGTCTGTAGCAGACGGCACGAAGCCCCACTCGATTCGCAAGGGCAATCGCTGGAAGGTGGGCACAAGCATCCAGTTCTACCAGAATGTGCGCCAAAAGTCGATGGCCAAGATTCGGCCCGATGGCGTGGCCAAGGTGGTGCAGGAAATCACCATTAGCCTTCCTGGGGAACGCTACTTGGGACCGGCGAAACAGCCCACCATCATGATCGACGGCCGGCTGCTCACACCGCTGGAGTGCCAAGTACTGGCCTGTACAGATGGCTTTGACGATTTCGCGCAGCTGCTCCGATTCTTCCGCGAAAACCACGGCCTCAAATTCAAAAAACCCTTCACTGGGCAGCTCGTGTGCTGGACCGACTTACGCTACTAGCCTAATGAAAAAGCTGACCATACTAGTATCTGCGGAAATCGAGGTGCAGTACGACGAGAATTCACCCGAATTCAAAGAGGCCTTAGAGGCTTACAATGAGGTGATTAGTGACGGCAATGCGGTGGATATGGTGAGCTACGCCGTAGCGCAACTTCGCGTATGGGGTGACCACCAGAGCATGATTGAAGGTGTGGGCTACGTGGGCTTGATTGACAACCCACTGCCCAAAAAGCTCTACTGCGGCATTCAGGTAAGCCCGAACTACGACGCCAGAGATTTCGAAGTTCAGGAAGAGGATGAGTAGGTACTTCAACTATGGCCGCTACCATCCGAAATGGAACCTGATCAGCCGCCTGATCCGGTTCCGCCGGGCTGGCAACAAGTGCGAGTGGTGCCAAGCCGAAAACCACCAGCCACACCCGGTTACGGGCTCCAAAGTGATCCTCACGGTGGCCCACCTGGACCGCGATCGCAACAACAACCGCTTTAAAAACCTGGCGGCCCTGTGCCAGCGTTGCCACTTGAATTACGACCGCCCAACCCATATCAAAAATCGCAAATACGGTACGGAACACAGTTACACTACGCTGCGCCTCGACCTATAAACCCGCCGTTACCATGCTTATCTCAGACTCAACCGTGCAGAAAGTAAAGAGCCTCAACATTCTGGATGTGGTGCGCCGCTACTTGCCTGCGTTAAAAACCAAGGGCAACAAGCACGAAGCCTGCTGCCCCTTCCACGACGAAAACTCACCGTCGTTTACCGTCAACGACCGGCGGCAAATCTATAAGTGCTTCGGGTGCGGCGCCGCCGGCGACGTGGTGCAGTTCGTGATGCAGTACCGCCGGCTCACGTTCCCGGAAGCGGTGAAGGAGCTGGCCACCGAAAACAGCATCGGTATCGAAATGGAGGTAGAAGACCCGGCTCAGGCTCAGCAAAGCCAGCAGGAGCGGCTGCAGCGCGAAGCGGTTTTGATCGCCTTGGAGTTTGCGGCTTCGTGGTTTCTGGCCAACGACCTGCCCACGGACTTCATCAAGATGCGCAAACTCAGCCCGGGCACGCTGCAAACCTTCCGCGACGGCTACGCCCCGGCCGCCCCACGCCGCTTTTACGAGGATGCACTTCGCCAGGGCTTCTCGGCCGAGGTGCTGGAGCAAGCGGGCCTGGTGCGCAAACACCAACCCGAAGGCGTGGCCACGCCCCAGTACTTCGATTTCTTTCAGGATCGGGTGATGCTGCCCATCTGCGACGCCCGGGGCCGCGTAGTGGCCTTCACCGGCCGCCTGCAAACCGAGCCCACTGCGGATGCCAAATACAAGCCGGGCAAGTACGTGAACAGCCCGGATTCGGTGTGGACCAAAGGCGACCACCTTTACGGCCTGGACATCGCCGATAAAGCGATTCGCCGGCTCAAGTTTGCGTACCTGGTCGAAGGCAACCTGGACGTGCAGCAGATGCACGAAAAAGGGCTGACCAACACGGTAGCCAGCTGCGGTACCGCCCTGACGGAAAACCAGATTAAGCTGCTCAAGCGTTACACCAGCCACGTAGTGGTAGTGCCCGATACCGACAAAGCCGGGCTGGCCGCCCTGCACAAAAGCAGCGAGTTGCTGATTGAAGCCGGCTTTCGCGTGGAAGTGTTGGTGCCGGTGGCCACCAAGAAGGACACCAAAACCGACGCCGATGAATTTTTACGGCGTAAGTGCCACACACCCAAAGATGTAGACGAATGGGTGGCCACGCGCCGCGACTACGTGACGAGCTACCTGCTGGCCGAATGCCTGCAGGATTCGGACCTGGGACCCCACGAAAAGGCACAGGCCATGCAGCGCATCGGTGCCGTGATCGAGAAGATCCCGAACGACATGCTGCGAGGTTCTTACCACAGCAGCGTGGCCGAGGCCTGGCCCGATTTCAAAAAGCACGTGAAGCCCGTCAAACGGACGGAAGACGTAGCCAAACGGGTGCTGGAAAATCTGGACGAGGAGGAGCGCGACGAAATCAGCACGTTCAAGTTTTTCGAGAAAAACAACTGCTACTACACGATTGAAGGCGGGAGCAAATCGGTTCGGGAAGTGCGCATTTGCGGCTTTACAATCAACGTGCTCTATTTCGTGGGCGGCAAGGAAGACTCGAAGTGGGTGTGCCGCTTCACCAACATGAAGGGCAAAACCCGCGTGGCGGCCGTGAGCACCGACGACTTCTCGGCCGCGACGGGCTTTAAGAAGACCGTTGCCCGCCTCGGCAACTTCATCTGGGAAGGCAGCGACGACCACCTGAACCAGATCAAGTACCGCAAGTTCGACGAAGCCCCGGAAGCCGAGGCCATCAACTACATGGGCTACCACAACACCGGCGGCTTCACCACCTGGGCCAACGGATTGCTGCACAACAAGCAGTTCGTCGAGGCCGACAAGTACGGCATCGTGCAGCTGCCCCGCACGCTGGCAGCACTCGACGACGTGCGGGCCCTGGCCCCCGAATCGCACGTGGAAGTAGCAGGCCAGCGCCACGTCCTGCAGTCCAACAAATCCTTCATCGAGCAAATGGGCGAGGAGAACCTGGTGCAGATGCTGGAGCAGGGGCGGGTGCAGGAGCTGCGCTACTACTACCTGCCGTTTGCCTCGAAGCTCAAGCTGTTTGCCGAGGACGATGACCGTTTTGAACAGCACCACCGCTACTTCCACGACCAGAAGCCAGGCCTCACGTTTGCTGACTGGAGCCAGCTGCTGCTCAAGGCCTACGGCGACAACGGCCGCGTGATGATTGCCTTTTACGTGGCCGCCATTTTCCGCGACATCGTCTTCAAGGCCAACAACAGCTACTTCCCGCTGCTCTTCAACTACGGCCCCCGGGGCGTGGGTAAAACGCAGGCTGCCGGCAAGCTGGCCGTGATGTTCGGTAAGGAGCTCGATAAACCCCAGAACTTGGAAGGTGGCCTCACCACCACCGCCATGCAGCGTCTGCTCGACATCATGAGCAACGGCCTGCTGTTTTTCGACGAATACAAGAACCACCTCTCGATGCAGATGATCGGCACGCTCAAGGGTATTGCCGGTGGAATGAGCAAGACCCAGGGCCGCGCGACGGGTGGCAATGAAACCAAGTCGTACAAGGTGCGTTCGGCGGCCATGGTATGCGGGCAGGACCTGCCGACGAAAGACCCCGCGCTGCTTTCGCGCTGCATCCTGTGCGAGTACAGTGAAGAGTTGTTGCGGCAAAACGACAGCCAGGCGTACCACCGGCTTTCGGAGTTGAATGAAGAAGGCCTGCTCACGTCGGTTACCAGCGAAGTGATTGGCTACCGCGACTACATTCTGGCCTACCGCAAGCGGGCGCCCGAGGTGAGCCGCGAAGTGCGCGAGAAGTGCGAAGAGCTGCTGGGGGAACAGCCCGAGGAGCGCACAGCCCTAAACGTGGTCAGCCTGCTCACGCCGGTGAAGCTGCTGATGGAAGCCGGGCTGGAGTTTCCCTTTACTTATGAGGAGATGCTGAAGCTGATGGTGTCGCGCATCAACCTGCAGCGGATGATCCAGGCCAGCACCGACGACGTGGAGCAGTACTTCCAGGTGCTGATCACGCTCATCATCCGGGGCGAAATCCAGGAAGGCATGCACTACAAGCTACAGCGCGAAACGGACGGCGTGACCAAGCTCTTTTTGCGGGTGCGCATGGTCGATGGCCTCTACCAGAGCGAGGCCCGGCGCCAAAGCGAAGTGGTGGGCCTGTCCTCGGCTACGGTGCGCACCTACCTCAAGCAAAGCCGCTTTTTCGTGCGCGACGCCAAGCGCGGCGTGATGTTCGAGCACATGAAGGGCAACGAGACCAGCGCCATGGTGTTCAACTACGATTTGATGCGCGATGCCGGCATTGAATTCCCGACTTCGATCGCACTGGACGACATGGAAGCGGCCGACGATCCGAGCCTGAAGGCCGCCACCACCGTCGCCTTGACGCCTGGCACCACACCTGAGCTAATCCGCGAGTTCATCGACGAGCAACGCATGGGCAACTACACGGTGCACGAACTGCTGCGGCGGTTCAATGTGGGCAAAGCGCCCCAGCTCACGCAAGCGCAATTTGTGGAGTACCTGAAGAACTACGCCGGCAGCCGCCATCGCCTGGCAGTGGACTTCAGCAGCGATTGGGAACGCCTTACGCTCAAAACACCCTTTTAAACGGGAGAACGGGAAATAGTCTAATTTGAAAAGGGGGCCACGCGGCCCCCTTTTTTTGGCTTTGGGCGGTTTGGCGAAAAGTGAGCTTGCAGATAAGAGGGTATAACCTCTTTTCTATTTCCCGTTTCCCGGTATGCAAAAACAGAGATAGGTAATGTATTTAGTAATAAGTAGTTATAAAGTATAATACGTATCTATTATCCTATTATTTGGCGGGAAAAACCGGGAAATAGAGGGGAAATACCGGGAAACACCGGGAAATAGAGGTGGCAGCGGACTCTGTGAAACAGCAGTAAAAACCCTTCCGGGAAATGCGTTTTCGAAAATCCGGGAAATGTTTCCCGGAAAGTTGGTGCTGAGTATCAGCGTAGTTAGCTGCTGGCGGGAAACCGGGAAACCGGGAAACACACCCAGGCGATTTCAGGGGTGTTTTTTAAAAGTGGCATTCAGCGCAAAAAACGGCCCGGGCTAACTACCGGCTGAAAACGGCCCGTCCACGCAAACGGGTGGCCTTTAAAAAGTGATAAACAGTTACTCTATCAGTAATAGATATAAATTATTCAATAATCTATTTATAACAGATTTAATGGTATTATCTTAGCACAGTTAGTTATAAGCGCGTTTTAGTTGGCTTTTAGCCTGATCAACGCCCTGCGGTCAGCTTGCCTAAAGCTGTATAATTCTGATATTTTGTATTCCGAATTGTCCTCTGTAGAGCGGGCCCTATTCGGTAGTATTGTCCAAAATGGGAACGAATAGAAAAACGATTACCCCACCCGCCTTTACGTTGACTGTAGCCTGCCGTCCGGCAGTGCTCAAATTCCTCCTTAAGAAGCTGGATTTGGAAGGCAAGGAGCCTTACCGGCTCAGCAAGCGCGGCCAAGTGGGGCGCATCCTTTATCATTTGCTCCGGACGCCGAAGCAGGACCGCCAATACGACACGGTAGCGCAGTATCCGGCCAAGTTCAGCGTCGTCATTTCGCCCCAGATGAGTTGGCTCGACGGCTGTCGCCACCTGACCTCTCAGGGCATCCACGACTTCAACCGCCAGATCGAAGACATGATCGAGGAGGAGTTCATCAACTGCCTGCAGGTGCTGCGCAAGTACAGTGTGCAGGTCGAAACCAAGAAGTACGCACGCGATTTCATGGACCTCTACGGCTTCACCGACGAGGACTTTAGCCCGGACGCGCTGACCAAAGCCTATTACCGCCGGCGCAAAGCCCTACAAAACAGCCTTAAACAGGCTTTTTCTATTCCGAATTGTCCTTCGTCCGCGAAGGCCCTAACTGCTGCCGTTCGTGTCTGACCTTTCTCCCTACGAGCTGCGCAACCTGGAGCAGTCCATCGGCGACAACCTGGGCGGCATCGAAGCCTGCTGGTACGTGCCGGTGGAACAGGTGCAGCACATTCCCGACTCGGACGCGCCCATCCTGTTCGAAGACGTGCAGCTGCGTGCCGGCGCCACCTGGTACCAGGTCGTCGCCGTGCAGGATTCCATCCGCTACCAGCAGCCCGGCAAAAACGACCGCAGCGGCGACTGGTTTCAGCCCAAACTAACCGGCGTGCTGGCCAAGAACACCAGCGGCCTGGCGGCAGGCCTCGAAGCCATGCAAGGACACCTGTACGTGGTGCTCTACCGCGACGCCAATGGCCAGGTATGGCTGGTGGGCAGCCTCGACGAGCCGCTCACCTGGTCTGAAGTGCTCGATGCCGGCTCCGCTACTTCCCGCAACCAAACCAGCTTCACCTTCGCCACCGACACCACGCGCCGCGCGCGGGCCTATTTCGGCTATTGGGTGGTAAGCGAGCACGGCGTGGACGGCGGCTTGGTGCTGCAGCAGGGGCAGGGCGGCAGCATCGAACTGCGTGATCGGCGCGGCGTGCTCATGGCCACAGTGCCGGTGGGCAAAACAGTCATTATCCGAAGCGGCTTCCGCGTGGCTTTTACCATCCAATAACCTTATGGCTATGACCAGAGCGGAATTCGCCGCTAAATACGAATCCATATTTGCTGATAACGAATATCAGAATATCACCGAGGCGACGTTCCGGGACTTTAAAGACGACATTGCCCAGACTTTTCTGAGCGATGTGATTGTACCAGGTGGTACGTCCGCGAATCGCCTTTTTGCCTTTACGGGCACGGCTCAGCAGCCGCAACCAGTCGAGAAAGACAATTTCTACCTGGTCACCAACCAGCGACTGGCCCGGGCGAAATCGTCGTTCAATGCTTCGGCGATACCCACCGTCAACAATGCCTACTGGGAAATTATGCTGGAGGTGCCTGCGGCGGTGCAGGTGCTGCAGGGAACGGGCATAAGTTCTACGGCTACCATTTCCCAGCAGGTGCTTACTAACCTTCTGGCAGCCGAGGCCTGGACGAAGGTGCCAATGGGGCAATACGGCACGACGCAGGCGCTCGATACGGAAGAAGCCTTTGTGGCGTATGTGCTGACCATGCTCAGCCAGATTCTGCCAAGTCAGATGCCTGGCAAGCCCGCCGATGCACAGGTTGATGACGTGTCCAATACCTTCAGCGCGTTGCTGGTTGCGGGCTTTCCGAACTTGGCAGAATACGAAGGTTATGGCTTTCCGAATATTTCGGGTACGGTACCGCTCACAGCCGCCAATGCCTACCTGCAAAATGGCCGCGTTTATCTGAAGGGCCTGGAAGGCCCACTGGGTGTAGGAGAAGTGGGCTTCCGCGTGGCCGCTTCGGGGAGCCGCCCGGCTGGGCCATTTGCTACCAATGCCTCCTCTTTTACAGGAATTGTTGTAGCTCCTCCTACTGCCAATACTTCGCCTGTTGTAACTGTCTCGGCTTCAGCAGTTGTAGGTGGTCAGAAATTGACGGCCATTGCGGCCGATAGCGATGGGGTGAAGAGCATCTATATCAAAGTATACGATGCCCAAACGAATGCCGTGGTGCAAACCTTTGGACCTTCCGTGCCCGGCGATACGCAATACATCACCACATGGGCTTCCCCGGCCGAGGGCAGCTACTACGCCAAGGCCATCGCCACCGATACGAAGGATGCCGTAAGTGTGTCCGATCCGGCAGTGTTCGTGATAGCTTCGCAGAACGTAACGCCGGCTGCGCCAGTTGTGGTGTACCTGAGTGCCACGCGCAGACTTACTGCTACACACGATTTGGGCGGTGTCCTGCTCTACAGCTACCAAGGCGGCGCCTTTGTCGAATACACGGGCAGCCTCATCGTAGATGATTTGGCGCATGATCCGCAGGAGTGGCGCTTCAAGCGGGCCGCTTCTACGGGCTATAACGAGAGCCTTGTTGCGTATAGCCCGGCCATCGCAGCCAAACCCGCAACGCCGGTTGGCACGGCCACACGCCAAACCTCAGGGTTGTTGGTGAAAGCGGACGGCACGCTGGCAGAGTGGAGCCATTCGCCGGAGTGGACCAGCGAGGATTCGCCCGCTTTGATTGCGTTCGCACCGTCTGCTATTGCCGCCCTTTCCGCGGGTGCGGCAGGATCAAGCGACTTCGGTGGGGTGCGCGAAGGCCACCTGTACATCGAAACGATCGCGGGCATCGAGACCTGGTTTATGTTCTACGGAGCAGGTGACGGCAGCGCTTCGACCGATCCGGCCTACACGGGCAACGAATGGCGAATCCAACTGGCCAAAAGCACGAACCGCGGCCTCACTTGGCAAAAGCTGGGGCCAACCAGCATCGGCCCTCGCACCAACGGCAGCGGGGCAGAGCCCCAGTGCCGCGACATGTTGTTCATGGCTCGGTGGAAAACGTCCCCCCTCGGCGACGTCTACTGCTTGTATTCCATGAAAGGCCTCGGGCCATCTTACCCAACGGAACTCGGGCGCATTCCCAACCCCAGCTACACCAGTGACATCTGGATTCTTCCGGTAACGGCCAGCGGCCCGCAAACCACCGGTTGGACGTACGTGCGCAACGATCTGGAACTGCAAGCCAGCGGCCTTTTTGACGCGTTCTGTGCGTATTGCGCCAGCGTGGTGCCCTACAACAACAAGTACTACGATTTCTACTCCGCGTCCCGCACCAACAACACGCTCAACATTGGTGTGTCGATCGGCGATACCCCCCTGGGCCCCTTCACCCGTACCGGAACGCCCTTGTTTGCCGACGCCGACGTGAACCCACGGGTGCCCGAAAACCCGAAGGTCTTGCAGTACCTGGGCTTTGGTTTTCCGATGTGGCTTATGCTCTTAAATGAAGGCAGCCTGTCCCTCGGAAGTACCGATTCCAATGCCTACGTCCTGTCCGAATCGCTGACGAGCTGGAATTTTGCCAACCACCGGGTTTTCCAGAAGGCCAACCTGCTGCACGGACAGTCCACGCTGGGCATTCCCAGCCCGTTCTACAAGGCGGATGGTCAGCCTTACATCAGCGACGAGGGGTATTTGCCCTACACCTACGACTGCGATCCGTTCGGTCCCGCGTTTCCCGACATTCACATGGGGCGCAAATTGCGCTACAATATGTTGGAGCCCTCGCGGCTTGCCTTGCGCTTCAACGGGCAAACGGCCGCTGGAACATGGTCCGACAACTTCAACCGGGCCGCGCTCGGTGCCGAGTGGGTACAAGTAGAAGGCCGGCCATTTACCGTCAACGGCACGCAGCTGGTGATGGAAACCACGCCGAACAGCGACGTGATGGTGGTCCCCGGCGCAACCTTCACGGACGGGACCATTACGCTGGATACGCTCATTGATGATTCCTGCGGCGTAGGCGTAGTTTTTCGCTACAGCGGGCCCAAGGAATTTTACTTCATTGGGTTTTCCCCCGGTCCGGCCTCGGATACGACGGGCAGCATTCACTTCTACAAGAAAGTTGACAACGGCACCCCTACAGGCACTTACATAGAAATCGGCACCGGCACGGCCGTTAATCGAGCCCTGCTGCCGATTGGAGGGGCGGTGGCCCTGAAGCTCGTGATTTCGGGCACTACCTATACCGTCTTCAGCGGCACCACGCAAATCGGAGAATTTACCGATGCAACGTACACAGGGCCAGGTGCTTTTGGCCTTCGCAGTGGTGACCCGGGTGTAGGGAGAAGGCTTGTCGACAATGTGGTAGTTACGCCCGCTGGGGCGCAGTCAGGGACCTTTGTACCCACAGGCAATATTCTAATCGACTCGTTTGATCGCGCCGACGGGCCGTTGGGAGGCTCCTGGAGACTGGTGGAAGGCACCAATGCCTTTGCCATTGTTAACAACCAGTGCGATCTGGGCACCCTAGCCGGGAACAACGCCGTCATGGTCAACGACGCCGTTTCGTGGCTGAACGGCACGGTGAAGGCAACGCTCAGCATCGGAACAGGGGGCGGCGTGGGGCTGATCTGGCGCTACACCAGCGGCAGCAGCTTTTACATGCTCGACTTCAGCCGCGACCTGGAAGGCGTGCTGCGCTACAGTTTTTACAAGAAAACAGGCGCCGGGTACAGCCAGATTGGCATCAGTAAGGCGATATCTACCAGCCTCGTGGCCACCGGCGCCACTTTCACGGCTTCTGTCGCCGTGAGCGGTAGTTCTTTCTCGCTCTTTATCGGGGGCAGTCAGCTCGACCAGTTCAGCGACAGCGCCTACGCGACGGCTGGCACATCGGGCCTGCGAAATGGCAGCTCAGAAGCAGCCATGCGCTTGGTAAACGACTTCAGCACGTACCAGGACAACGTTGTCCTGACTCCGCCCGTCACCTCGGAGACGCCCTACCTGAAGCGCGTGCTTGCGCATAGCGATTACGTGGCGGAGTTCGCGTTGGAATTCGATGACGTGAACACACCAGGCTATGTGCAGTTTCAGCCGCGACAGCAGGCCAACGGCGATCACTATGCCATTCAGGTTGCAGCGGGTGGATCGTTGGTGGGCAGTAAAACCGTCGGAGGGGTCTCGGCTTCCTTGGCCGCCTCGTTGGGTACCACTACCACGCAAAAGACGCAATCAAGCATTCGTCACGTCCTGCGAATCGTGCAACAAGGCAGTAGCCTAAAAGCGTGGCTCGACGGCGAATTGCAGATCAATACCACCGATGCGAGCTTTACCAGCGGCAGTAGCATGGGCTTTGTGGCTACGGGTGGCGCTTGCCGCCTGCGTGGCATCCTTATGTACAAGGCCCAAACGGTTACGCTCAGCAACGTGCCAGTTGGTGCGTCCGTCACCTTGCGGGGGTATGGAGGTTTTCCAATTGCAACCACGGTGGCTTCGTCCTCGACGGTGCAACTTTCTCACACCCACTATCCCGTGGCCAGTATCGATGTCAACAACGCTGATGTCGCCGTACCGGCCGGCGGTGTGTACGGTGGGGAAAGCTATGCTTATGCGGCCTAAACGCTGCCAGGCATCAGCAAGTCAACAAAAAAGCCCCGCCGGTAAGGCGGGGCTTTTTTTAAACAGCAACAGCTTGTTTTGGTGCAGCTGGCTTTGCTCGCAATCGCAGGTTTAGAGGATGCTCAATGGTCTTGTAGAGCACAATGGAAATGAGCAGGTAGGCCACTAGGCACACCAGGTTGTTGTTGGATACGTGCTGGCGAAACAAGGTGTCAAATGTGCCCAAGTGAAGCAGATAGAGGATGTAGGAGCTTTTGCCGAGCAGGTCTGCCGTTTTAGTAGAGAGCACTCGGCTGAAGGCCGTCGTTTCCGTCACCAGTCCTCGCAGCAAGGCACACACAAAGAGCGGGGCCACCACGTTGTTAACAAGTATCTGCCCAGTAGACCACTCAGGCGTTCCGCTGACAGGGTGATAGTGATTGAAGATGGCCAAGCCGACGAGCACTGACAAGATGCCCAAGCAGCCTATCCACGTATAAAGCCCTCTGGATGAACGCTGCACAGGATGGCGTGCCATCCACAGCGCGAGGCCCATGCCCAGAATAAACTCGGTGCTGCGCCCGAAAAAAGTAGAGGTGAGCATAAACCAGTTGGCACCCATCAGCCCGTACACGGGTACAAAGCGGGAACAAACCGCCACCAAACCCAGTCCCAAGAGCAGGAACAGAACGGGATATAGAATAATGAGGCGCAGGTTGCGCTTCAGGCCCAGCAGCAGCAGCGGAGCGCTTAGGTAAAAGCATTCTTCGACCGTTAATGTCCACGCGGTAGGCAGCCCCATTGTGCCCAAATCCACAAAGAAAGAGCGCGTCAAGGTCAGGTTCAGCAGGAAGACACGGATCTGGTCCGTGGTATTGTAATAGTCAGGCCATTCGTACCAGGCGTGCCGTGGGCGTAGCCACATCATGCCAAAGGCGAACGCGGTGAGCAGGAAATAAATGGGGTAAATGCGGGCAAAGCGGTTTTGAAAGTAGCGCCGCAGCCAAGGGCCCGTCAACTCTATTTTCTGCGCGTATCTGGTGGCAATCAAAAAACCACTCAAGACGAAAAAGACGACTACACCCAGATGCCACTGACGCACTAATTCCAGCCCGTGCTTGGCGAGGGACGAAAACCCTTTTGTATCCAAACCGCCGCTCGTTCCCATGTGGAAGAAAACCACCATGAGCGCGGCAACGGCACGCAATCCGGTTAAGGCCGGATAATGTTCTTTGTTCTTAGCAGGCGTAAGAATAGCTGTTTCTTGAAGGCGCATATAGCACTAGCGTTGCGAAGTCGATGAGTATCAGACTGGCAAAGGTACGCCCAGATTGATATCATCATCCGAACCTTTGCCAGCTCATCGCCGTGCTCAAGCGCCAGCGGATTTAGCGTGAATGCGGCTGGCTTAGCGACTCAGGAGGGAATACGGCGTGCGGTTCTGTTTTGCTGGAAGGGGCCTTGTGCACAACGTGCAGCAAGCACACAAACAGCCCGATAAAGGCTGCGATCACGATTGCTGTGCTAAGTTTATTTCGCATGCCCAAAGGTAATAAAGCATACGAATGGCGCAGTTAGATTGGCCCCGCCCGAAACAGCGGGGCTTTTTTGCAATTTGTCGCCTCACCAAAACCCTTACCAGTCCCTTTATGGCTAAAATCATCACCTCGCCCCGCAAAATTTTTGATCATGCCGAGTCCTTCAATAAGGTTTACAACTTATCGGCTTCGCACGGCCGCCATGATGAATCCCTGATGTTCCCAATTGCGTCGTTGGGCGCCTTTACCCTTGAATTGTACTTCAAATGCCTGTTGCTGGAACAAATAGGTAGGTTAAACCCAGGGGAAAAGATGACGCATAACTTGGTTGAGCTCTTCAATGCGCTACCAGACGAAACCAAACTCACAATCAGCCGATATAGCGACGAATTTGTAAGCCGTGACCCGGATTACGAGGCGATGAAACAGGTAATACCTGGCTTTAGTACGTCGGTTGAGTACTTTATTGAAAGCGGGCAGAATGCCTTTGAGGAGTTTCGCTATCTGTATGAAAGCGATGCTACTTCCCCCATGTATATCATGGGCACCGTAGTTTGGGCGGCCAGAAAATATATTTTAGAGCTTCACCCGGAATGGGCAAGCAAAGAGTAGAGCGATATACTATCAAGTAATAAGCTGAGCCTCACCCTTGGGTGGGGCTTTTTTTTGTCCTTTCTGCCCAACAGGGCTACAGGCACATTTGCATCGATCAATACTATTCGATGCGTACCAGTCCAATCCTACGTGCTATTCTGGGTGGTCAGTTCCTCATGGAGGAATCGGCTACCCAGGCTTATTTGCCCCTGGTTGCTGCCTTATTAGACGGCTCTTTCAAAGCAGAAGACTGGCGGGAGCTGCAAAGTGAAAATGCGGGTTCCGCTAACTTTCACGCGATCCAAGGCAGCGCCACCAGCCTGTTCTTCGAAGGCTACAGCAGCCTGGACGAAATGCCCGTCGGTAGTGTGAACATCATGTCGGTAGAAGGCGTGATGATGGAGGAGGATACCTGCTTTAGCGCCGGCACCCGGACGATGGGCCAGCGTATCGAAGAGGCCGACGACCACGCCAACATCGTAGCCCACGTGGCATACGTCAACACGCCAGGCGGCTCGGTAGCAGGCTTGGAGCGGTTTGCAAACATCGTGGCCAATACCAAAAAGCCGTTTGTCGTGCTGGCCGTGCAGATGTGCTCGGCAGGCGTCTGGGGCTTTTGCGGAGCGGATCACATCGTGGCCAACGGCCGCACGTCGATTGGGGGCAGCATCGGCACCAAGTTCGATACCAAGGACTACAGCGAGTTTTTCAAGAAAATGGGCGTTGTACACCGCTCGATTACTGCTACCAAATCGACTAACAAAAACGCCGCCTTCGAAGCCGCTGCAGCTGGTGATCCAGAGCCCCTGCGTGCGCAGCTGCTCGACCCGATGAACGAGGTCTTTCTGAGCACAGTCGAAGAGCATCGCGGCGATAAGCTGCCCACCGGCGAAAAGGAGCGCGCTGAAGTGCTCAGCGGCATGTGCTACCTGGGCGAAACGCTGGTGGCCAAAGGCATTGCCGATTCCATGGGCACCATGCAGGATGCCATCCAGATCGCGCTGGACCTGGCTGCTGCGCAGGCGATCGCCGCGCCTACACCCCCCACTGCTATTTCTCAAAAACTTTCTTTTTCAACCTCTAACCCCAATTCCATGTCGCTATTCGGCGCAAAATCAAAATTCCCAAAGCTGGAAGCGCTTTCGGGCAAAACCACCATCACGGCTGAAGAAGCCACAGCAGCCAACGAAGAGCTGCGTGCCGCCGGCATCACGACGGCTGCCCTCATTACCGAGGGTAACTACAACGCCTTGGTAGAAAAAGGCAACAAAGCCGAGGCTGCTGAAAAGCAGGTAACGCAGTTGACTTCCGCCAAGGCAAAGCTCGAAGGCGAACTGGCCGACTCGCAGAAAGAAGTTGAGCGCCTCGGTGCTTTGGCTGGTGATAACCCTACCACTGCTGCCAAGAAAGACGGCGACAACACGGAAGCTTCTGCCAAGGCTCCTTCTTACTTCGATCCGAACGCTGAACATAACCAGGAGGCTGCGGCTCTGCTCGGTTAAGGCACGGCTACTAGGCTAGACTAATTCATTCACTTTTTATTCTTACCCCACTATGTCGATTAACGCGACGCAATTAAAGGCTGAGCTAGGTGCCTACGCTCGCACCAACAACAAGGAAATCCGCAGCATGGCCTATGGCAAGTCGGTGACGGCCAAATTCATGCGTACGGTGCCTTCCGTTAAAGGCAAGTTTCCCGCTCTGCAGGCCATTACGGGCCATGTAGTGCAGGCTTTCTCGGCCGTTTGGACGCCGCTGGGCGTGACCAAATTCAAGGTCAACGAACTGAAGAACTACCGCCAGAAGGTGAACTACCCTCTGCGTCCGGACGATATCCAGGCAGGCTGGTTGGCGCACCTCTATGAGGAGAACAAAAAGCCTCAGGACATGCCCATCTCCAAGTACATCATCAACGATCAGTTGATGCCCAAAGTGGTAGAAGACCGCGAAGTACTGCTCTGCCGTGGCGTCTATGATGCTACCAAGCCCCAGGAGTTTGGCAAGTCTATGGACGGCGTGGAGGAAATCATCCGCCAGGGCCTGCAGGCCAACAGTGCAAACCCGGTGTTCCAGATTCCAATGGAGGCCATCACGGTGGCCAACATCACGGATCAGGTAACCGAGTTCGAGTTGGCCCTGCCAGAAGTACTGAAGCCCCTGCTGAAGCGCATCTTCATGAGCACCAGCAACCTGGAGCGCTACCGCCTTGACTACTTCAAAAAGTACGGTGCTTACCCCAGCTACACCGAAAACAAAGGGTACACCACGATTCTGGGCAACCGCGAACTGATCGGCTTGCCCGGCCTGGCTGGCTCGGACCTCATCTTCTCGACTCCTGACGAGAACTTCCTGCGTCTGATTGACCTGAACGACGAGCCGGTAATTACCGACGTGCAGGCTCAGGACTACGACGTGAAGATTTTCATGGAGTGGTGGGAAGGTGTCCAGTTCTGGACTAACCAGATGGTTGTTGCGGGTGTGATTGGGGGCAACGTGACGGGCTTGGCCCCGGCCGGTGCCAACGAGGAGTACTATGGCCAGCCAGCCTTGGTAGCTCAGCCCTAATCTGAAATGAGAACCTTGCCCACCCCTCAGCTGAGGGGTGGGCTTATTTTAGAGCATCATGCCACTAACCGTAAAAATTACCTCTGAGTCGAAAGAGAAGGGCACGTTCCACGCCAGCGGTGTGGTAACCAACCCGGGCGGCTCCGAGAAAGGCAAAGCCAATGTGCTGGTGAAAGCCGGCGAAAAAGGGCCCCAACTTGTCGTTTCCGAAGTCGCTAAAACCAAAATCCTCAGCAACGTGGTGACGGAGTATAAGCGCTTCGAAGGCCCAACTACTGAGCAAGTGCCAACGCTCGCGAAAGACGTGGAGCTAACATTTACCAACCTTCAATTCGCCATCTAACGTGCCCGATTTAGTTTTAGAAGATATCACCTGGGAAGACGGCCAGGATAATACCGCTGGTATTCAGCAGACGGTTTATTTCATCCGCAAGTCCGATGTAGAGACGTTCCCTGCGTTGCCCAAACTGGACGGCGCAACTAAGCTCGAAGATCTGGCTATCGTGGCCGGCAACATCGTGATGAAAGCAGATAAGAAGCCGTTTGCCTTCTACACCACGCTGGAAAAAGGCGGCGCTACCAGCGACGCCCAGGGCGAAATGGACGGCATCAGCTTCAAGAATTCGATCAAGCTGTTCCACCCCGGCAACAAGGCCACGGCAGAAGGTTTTGCTCGTTTCGTGAAGAACGGCTCCTTCTACATCCTGTTTGCCGATTTGGATGGTGAGGTATACCTGCTCGGTCACCCGGGCTATCCCGCCAAGTTCGTGAGCGCTCCAGGCGGCACCGGTGAGAAAACTTCGGACGCCAAAGGCCGCACGTATACCCTCCAAAGCGTATGGAGCGGCCCCGCTCCGCGCTTTACTGGTAAAGTAATGGTAGGTGCCGTGGAACAAGTATTGGTGTTCCTGGCGTAACTTTAGAGCAGATAAGACGTGGTAGTTGGCACTTAGTCGGCTACTACCGGCTAAAAGGCCCTGGCGATGCCAGGGCCTTTTTTGCGTAGTTTTGGGCATGGCGGAAATGAACTGGATTCTAGAACCGGCGGTGTTGCGCGATTACCTCCAATCGCGGGCTTCGTTATTGAATTTGGATGCGGTTGGACGCGCGACGAAAATCAGTCGGCACGACTTAGACTACTGGTTGGCGGGCGTGGACACAGCTCTGACGCTCGATGAACTGCAGGAACTCGATGCGTGCATGCGGTCGCTAACCTATCCGCACTCGGACCGCCTGTAGGGGCTTTTTCCTGTCCTTTGGCCCCGGCAATTGCCGGCGGAATTTCGGGGTATGACGCCCCAACAATGGCTCCATTCGGAGCGCGATTACGAAGCCGGCCGGTGCATTTACGAAGCGCTCGGCCCCAATGCCATCCTGAAGCGCACGCTCAGCAGTGGCCCCAATTCCTACAACTGCGAGGCGCTGGCCTATGAGCTGGGCAAGCTGGCCAAAGCCGGCGTGGCAACGGCCGTCGTGTTGCCTCAGCCACCTACTCCAGCGCCCGAACCCAGCCCAAACGCAACGAATTCGTTGCAAAGCGAACCTGTTCAACCTGAAAAGGGAGCTGAATTGCTGGTGGTGCTTAAAGAGCACGTGCAGGCCCTGTACGATAAGCGCCGCTACCTGCACGCGCAACTGGAGCATGTAGACGAGTCCACCCGGTTGTCATTTGCGCTGGACATTCAGGGCCTTTCGCGCGGCATCAACGAACACTGGAAAACGGTCGCTTACGTCAAGGAACATGGGTGTATGCCCAATCCTGAACCCACAGCGCCGGTTTTCGACGTGAATACTGGCACTCTGGCCGAATTGAAAGACCTCCGAGCCAATCTGCGGTGCAACATCAGCAAGTGGAAGAAAAAGCCCGCCCGGGCGGCTGATCTGGCACGTGCTCAGGAGCAGGAAAAAGCACTTACGGCCCGTATCGAGGTGCTGAAAGGAGAGGAGGGCGCACGTGGCTAAGAAAGACGCCCTGCAAGTGCCCAAAGTGCTGGAAACGGCCTTTGACCGCATCTATTTCTCGTACCTGAGTGAAGAGGTCGAGCAGCAGCTTACGCCCCAGGAGCTGAAGCACCGCAACCGCATCGACGAGGCCTGGCACCACATGGTGCAGCGCAAATCGGCGCAATCGGCGGCCGAAATGATCCAGGCCACCTACGACTGCAGCCGAGCCACGGCCTATCGCATCGTGCGCGATGCCTTGCAGGTATTCGGCGACGTGGTGAAAACGTCCAAGGACGTGAAACGCAAATTGTTGTGGGAATATTCGCTCAAAGGGCTCGACCACTGCCTGGCGTTAGGCGACATGCGGGCTTATGCCGCCATTTTGAAGAATATGACCACGTTCGAAGGCCTCAATTTGGAGGACAACACCTTCGACGGCGAAGCGATTCAGGCGCACACCTACCTCATTCAGCTCGAAAGCGCCGCCGGCAAAACCATCCAGTTCAACGCCGAGAAAATCGAAGACTTGCCCGAAGCGGAATACTCCGAGGTGATTGATGCGGTGGAAAACATGACCATTCCGGTCGATGAAATGGAGCAAATGCTCGATAAGGCCGAGCGGAAAGGAAAACGCAAGAAATGAGCGCAGAAATCAACGTTAAGGCGCTCAAATTCAACCGGCCCCAGCTACGCTTCATCGTGACGCTGATGACGGCTGCCATCAGCATCTGGGGCCGTGCCACCGGCAAGTCGTCGTTGATTGCCTGGCTCATGCACCTGGTGGTGCAGCAGCTGCCTCGCAGCGCCTGGGGCTTGTGCGGGCAAACCTACCAGCAGATTCTGACGCGCACGCTGCCCTCGACGATTGCCAGCTTGGAGCGCATCGGCTATATCCAGGGCATTCACTACGTCATTGGCGTAAAGCCGCCGGCGGGCTGGATATTGCCGTTTGAGCCGCCGCTGAACTGGAAGCACTGCATGTGTTTCTACACTGGGGCCTGTTTTCACCTGATTTCGCTCGATGGAGGTGGGGGCAGTGCCCGGGGCTTGAACCTGGACGGCATTATTGCCGACGAAAGCCTGACGTTGAACAAGGAAAAGTTTGATGATGAAGTCGTTCCGGCCAACCGCGGCAACGAACGCCAGGTATGGGCCGATAACCGCCTGCACCACGGTATTTTTCATTTTAGCTCAATGCCGTATGGCAACCAGGGCAAATGGCTGCTGGAGGGCAGCAAACACTACCAGGAATCGGGCAAGGATTACGAGTTGCTCACCCGGGAGCTGATTAAGCTGCAAATCAAGTACATCGATACGAAGGACCGAGAGGCGCGGCGGGCTATCTGGGTTGATATTCAGAAGCTTACCACAGAACTGCGCTATTACGTAGATGCGGAAGGCCAGCTGTATTCGGAGGCCAATGCCTTCGAAAACCTGCACAACGTGGGCATCCGGTACCTGGAGCAGCAGCGCCGGGTACTGACCGATTTCACGTTTCGGGTGGAATTGCTCAACCAGCGGCCGTTTGCGGTCGAGGCGGGCTTTTACCCCACGCTCGATACCAGCAAGCACGCGTATGAGGCGTTCAACAACGACTATCTGCAGGGTGCCGTTGATGGCTTGGCATTCAACCTCAAGAAGTTACAGCGGTTAGGCGATAAGCCCGATAGTAGGCAGGATGCAGACTGTGACCCCACCTTGCCCTTGCGAATTGCCCCGGACTGGGGCAAAGCCTCGTTTATCACAATAGCTCAGATACATGCCAAGCAGCGGGAATACCGTTTTCTGAAGGGCCTGTACGTCAAGCACCCAGAGCTGATTCGCCACCTGGCGGCCAAGTTCACGGAGTACTATGCTTACCACTACAACAAGAAGGCAGACTTCATTGAGGATGCCGAGTATGGCAATAGCCGCGTGCCCAACAGCGACGAGACGTACAACCAGATGTTTGCACGGATGCTGCGAGAAGCAGGTTGGAAGGTGAAGGTGATCAAGCTAGGGCGCACGCCTGGCCACCATGCCCGTTACCTGTTGGCCCATGAGCTGCTCGCGGAGCTGGACCCGCGCAACCCGAAGATTCGCTTCAACAAGCACCACTGCAAGGAGGTGCTGCTGGCCATGCAGCTCACCGAGATCAAGGAGGGGCCGCGAGGTATCGAGAAGAACAAGAAGCCGGAACAGCTATCCAGTGTACCTGCTGAGGAAGCTCCTCACTTCACCGATACGGTAGACCTGCACTTGCTCAGCATCGACGACACCACGCTCAAGCCCGCAGCTGACTTCACCGGCTTCATTATGGAGGTAGGGTAGGGCTAGCCTAGGCAAGCTTGGCTTGGCCAGGTGTTCACGTGCATAATTGCCATTCAAAACAACTTAAAAACCGCGTTTCCTGCATGGTAACGCGGTTTTTGTTTGTCCAAACCCCATTCATATATCCCTTTTTTGCCAGTGGCAATTGCCAAAACGCGATAGTGCAAGCTGGGGTCTTTTGGCAGAAAATGAGACGGAATTTTCTGTTTTCGGGGCAAAAACGGCGATTCCAGCGCGTAGGGCCACAATGGCGTGAGACGGGTTTTCAAAAGCCCGATTGCCGCCCCTCAGCAGGCTTTTTTCTGTCCTTTGCCCGGGGCCGCGAGGGTGGGAGTTTCGCAGTGTTATGTCAGGTCAACCACTCCTACCACTGAAGCAAGCGCTGGCCGAAATGCAGGCCGCGAAAGAGCCGTTTGCGCTGCGGTTTGTGAAGCTGAACGAAGGGAAACAGCAGGGCGGGGAAATCGTGGAACTGCCTTCTGTGCTGCTCAGCGGCCGGAATGAGGGGAAGGAAACGGCTTCAGGAGTGGAACGGAAGGGGTCGCCGGTGGCCGAGGCGAGTAGTGAACACAGTCAGCCGGGAAAGATCACCCGCGACCCCAACCATTCCGACAACATGACGCGCAACCTGGTGAGCACGATTAACGGCCGCTACGCCAAGGTGCATATCTATTTGATCCTGAGCTACAACGGTAAAAAAGTGATTATCTAATGGTTGATGCTTTTGTAAGTAGTGACCTATCCTTTGGGTATTTAAGCGGCATCGGCGCCGTCGTGCGCACCGGCACCGGGGCGGGCCAGGAAGCCGGCGTGAACTCTACCACGCCCATCAAAAAGGAACAGGGCGGCAACGCAGATGTCGCCTTTTGGGGTGACGACAACCTGTTTCCGCAAAACGTGGTGAAGGATGCCGAATCGAACACGTCGCTGGCCACCATGCTCAACTGGAAAGCCAAGGCCTGGTACGGCGGCGGCCTAGTGTACGGCACGCTGGACTTCGACGACAACGGCGAAGAGGTGTTCAAGCGGGTGCGCAACACCGAAATCGACGCTTTTCTGAACCGCACGCTGATCAATCGGTATGCGATGGAAGCGTTGCAGGACGTATCCTGGTTTTCAAACGGCTTTCCGGAGCTGATTTTGTCCCGTAACCGGGCCAAAATCGTGGGCATTTCCGAGCAGGAATGCTGCGATACGCGCTATGCCAAGGCCAAAGGCCCATTGGATTTCAAGCGCAAAGTGTTCATCAACGCCAACTGGGCCAACGGCGGCCGCTGGGACGACGAGTACACGACCACGGTGCCGGTTCTGGACCCGTACTACGATGCTGTAGAAGCCCTTCGGGAGCGCACGGACGGCTTTAAGTACATCTATCCGATTAGCTTTCCGTCGCCCGACAAGTCTGAATATCAGCTGGCTAGCTGGAATTCGGTGCGTCGTTCCGGTTGGTTGGGCATCGGCAAGGCCGTTGTTGAATTCAAGGCTAAGCTGCTGGGGCAAATCCTCTCGATCGAGTGGCTCATCGAAATTCACCCGGCCTACTGGCAGTGGAAATACAAGGATTGGGAAGACAAGACCGAGGATGAGCAGCGCCGCCTGATGAAGGCCGAGCTGAAGAATTTTGGCGAGGTGATGAGTGGCGCTAACGGCGCCGGCAAAGCGCTGATGACCACGATGGTGAAGGACAGCGACGGCAAAGACGTGCCGGCGTTCAAAGTCACAGCGCTCGACAAGGCCAGCCGCGAAGGGTTCCTCAACGAAGACTCCCAGGAGTCGGCCAGCCACGTGTTCACCGCCGGCGGGGTGGCGCCCACGCTGATGGGCATTCAACCCGGTAAGAACATGGGTGCGGGCAGCGGCTCCGATGCCCGCGTGGCCTTCAACAACTTCATCAGCACGTCCACTTTCGAGCAGGATTTGGTGCTGGAGCCCCTGCACTTCATCCGGGACTACAACGGTTGGCCCTCCAACATTCATTTCCGCTTCAAGCAGCCGCTGATCATGACACTGGATAAGGGCAAGCAAACCCAACAAGAAACTGCTTAGCGATGCCTGACGAGACCCATTTCACTGCTAAACAGCTTGCTAAGGAACTTAGAAACGTTACAACGGAGCTAAATAACATAGCACCCAACGATCCGCTACGAGCGGCCCTTGTCGCACGCTTTACTCTTCTCAAACAGCGCACCCAGTCGTTGCGCCAACCCCTTCAGGCATGGCTTTAATTCAGAACATCGAGCAGTTCATTGCCCACGTCACGTTTAATAGCCAAGCTGACGAGGATACTTACAAGGCCGTGTTGCCTGACTTATTGCTGATGGAGGATGAGCACATTCGCCCGTTGTTGGGGGATGCGTTTTATCAGGAACTAGTCGAGCAAATAGAGGAGGGGATTGCAACGCTAAATGAGCCCGCCAATCGGCTGCTGCAACTGCTGCATTCGGCACTGGCCAACCTGACTATGCTCAGCTACCTGGACATGGCCCAGGTGCAAATCAGCGGTTCGGGCGTGCAGATCATCAGCGATAGCACGCAGAAAACGGCTTTCCAGTGGCAGATAAACGACCTGAAGGTAAGCTTCAGCCGCAAGGGCTTCAACGGGCTGGAAAAGGCGCTGGCCTTCCTGCAGGCCCACGAAACGGAGTTTGCTACGTGGGCGTCGTCGGAAGCCGCCCGCAAGCACCGGGAGCTGTTTTTGTCTTCTGCTTCGCAGTTCACCGAGTACTACAGCATCAACAACGCGGGCCTGACTTACCGGGCACTGGTGTCGCTGGTGCGCAAAACCGAAGCGTTCGCACTGGAGCCCGCCATCGGCACGGATTTCTTCGACGAGCTGAAAGAGCAACTGGTGGACGAAACGCTCACGCCTGAAAACAAGGCGCTGGTAGCGAAGTACTTGCAGCCGGCTCTGGCCCACCTGACGATGGCGCAAGCGATCGGCGAACTGGGCTTCAGTTTGAATGGCAACGCGCTGGAGCTTAACGTCTACCGCCCGGACAATTCGAACGCGAAAGAATCCGACCCGGGCCTGCAGAAACTGCTCGAACTGAAGCAGGAACAGGCCCTCGACGACGGCGAACGCTACCTGCGTCGGCTGCGCAAGCACCTGAACGAAACCGCTTCTGCGACCCGCTACGCTACTTATTTCGGTTCCTCAGCCTATCAGACGCCGCTGAGTGAAGAATCCTACCTGAACGATTCCACCGCGCCGGTTTACGGTGCCTTTTAACGCTACCGTTACCGTGTATTTACTTATCCAGCTTGCCGGGCTGCTCCAAATGGGCGCCCTGGCCTTTCAGAAGTACGTGTTTGCCGATTGGAATTTCATCGGTTACCTGCTGGTGGTCTTCGTCGTCGATACGGCCCTAGGCGTGTGGCTCAGCCTGAAGCAGCACCGCCACCACAGCCGCCAGTTCCGGGGCATGTTCGAGAAGTTCATCCAGTACGGCGCCGTGCTGATCATGGTGCACGTGCTCTGTGAGTTCACCGTCGACGGCCAGAAGAATTCCATTCTGGTGATGCTGGTGCCCCACTTCAAGGCCGTGATGTACCTGGCCGTGCTCTGGGCCGAGGTGAAATCCATCGACGAGAACCTGCGGGGCCTGGGCTTCAAAGGCTTGCCTTTCCCGCCCTTCCTGCGCAAGCGCCTGGCCGACTGGGAAGAAACCGGCCAACTCGCGCAGCCGGCCGCTCCAGCTGCTGCGGACCCTTCTGCTGAGCTACCCACTTCTATTTCCTCACCTATTCAAGAAGGTATAACGTCATGAAAACCAGTGCGAAAGGATTGCAGCTGATCAAAATCAAGGAGCTCTACCGGGGCAAGATGTACTACTGCCCCGCCAACAAGCCCACGATTGGCTATGGCCACGTGATCGGCGCGAACGAAGCGCACCTGCGCACGGCCTTCATCACCGAGCCTGAAGCCACGGCGTTGCTGCAGCGCGACGTAGTGCAATACGAGCAGGCTGTAAGCAAAGCGTTGCCGATGGTGCTCACCCAAAACCAGTTTGATGCTTGTGTGTGCCTGTGCTACAACATCGGTACGGCGGGTTTCGCGGGCTCGACGCTGGTGAAGCTGATTCGTGCCCGGGCGGAAGAAGCCAGCATCCGGTCGGCTTGGGTGGCCTGGTGCAAGATGGATGGCACCCGCAACGGCAAGGACGATGACAAGGATGGCCACATCGACGAGCCGGGCGAAAAGCAGGTGGCACCAGGCTTGGTGATCCGTCGCAAACAGGAAGCCGACCTCTTTTTTACAAAATAAGCAACTGATAACCAGTTTATTATGAACAAATTCTTCTACACGTTTTTCGCAGTGGTAGTCGTTCTGATTGCCATATGCTGGGCTGTAGCGGCCCAAAGCCCTAATTATGGCCCAACGGAAGCTACCAGCTACCCGATTGCATTGGCTGTAGCGATAGTCCTGCCTGTAGGTGGCTCACTATTAGATCGTTATACAAAGTGAGGCTGCAGTACTTATTACTCGTACTGTTCGTGCTGATTGACGCTTTTGTACAGGGCCGTCAGACGTTGCGAAACCGATTGTATGTCCCAACCTCGGAACAGAAAAGTGTCAACCTAGACCTGCATGTTCTGCTGCCCACGCTCTACGCACTCCTGAGCATTGCAGTCTGTGGTACTGACTTGCACGGCTATTTAATTGCCTTGGCTGTGCGCATTGTGCTTTTTGATCCGGTGGTGAACATCGCAAAAGCAGACCCCGTTTTTTCAGTTGGAGAAAGTGCTTTGCTTGACCTTCTTCTGCGCCTTTGTGCAGATACACTGCATTTGTCAGTAGAGTTCTTCAGCGGCCTGTGGCGCACGCTGGTGGCTATGGCCTTGGTGGCAGTGCTGCTTACCAGCTGCCAGACGAGTCGCTCAGGCGTGGAACCGTTGAAGGGAGTGGTGCCAACGGCAGCTATCGATGGTTTGCCAGCGCCAGACGTGCGGTTCAAGCGCCCCAGCTTTGCGCGATCGTTGGGTGGTACTGTCGCCTCGATCTTCAGCGGCAAGCAGAAGGACAAGAGCCGCACCACGATCAACAACTACTACGCGCCGGCTAAGATGAAGAACAGCACGCTGGCCACGGATCAGGCCAGCGTGACGGATGCCAAGAAGGCCCATGCGCCAGTGGCCACCGGCACCAGCTCCGCGATCGACAACACCAAAGCCGGCCAGAAGGGTGGCGCAGCCGCAACAGGGGAGGGTAGCTCTGCTCAGGCGAGCACCGAAAAAAGCGGCATACCCTACGTCTGGCTGCTGGTAGTGGCCTTGGTGGCGCTGTTGATCTGGAAGCGCAAAGCGCTGCTTCCGTTCTGGTTTCCGACGTTGTGCCTGGCCCTTTGCCTGCTCAGCGCGCCGGCAAAGGCGCAAACGCTAGCCGCCGCACAGCCCGGCCGCATGATTCCCGTCGTGCGCGACGAGCCTGCTAAATACAAGCGGGTGTACCGCAAGGCCTTACGTCGCATCCAGCGCCAGCAACGCCGGCGTCAAGCCCGGGCGTACCGCCTGCACATGAATCATTAGGCGAAAGCCTGCTGGTCACAACGCCGCGAGGGGTAGCTGCTTCAACCGAACTTCACTTCTGGGCAGATAAAACAAACCGCCGCGTTGCCAAAAGCCTCACTCGATCCGGACGGGTAGGGCTTTTTTATGTCCTTTGCCGCCGGCAATTGCCAAAGGAATTTCGGGCTGTATTCAACAATCAGCCCCTATGAACGCGCTCAACGAATCCGTTTTCCCTAGCGAGCAAAAGACCATTTTATGCGTCGCAACAGACTCAAAATTTAAGGGAGCCCACAACTACTACGTGCAGCCCATGGTGGGCTACCAAGATGGCGCGGTCTACGGTGCTGAGCTGGTCTCCATTCCCTTCGTGAAGCGCAACGAAGACGGCACCTGGCAACCCGGTGTGCAAACGGAGCAACTGCTGCTTCTGCTAAAAGACCGGCACGAAAAACTGAACGAGGTGTTCCCTTCCGAGGATCATGCCCAGTTTATTGCCGGCATTGACATGGCGCTGGAAGCACTGGAGAAGCGCGTGCGGGAGCGGACGCAGCGCGGCGTGATGGGCCAATTGCAGAAGTAAGACCCATGGTCGACGTAGAAATTGGCCGCCGGCGCCGCAAGGTGGCCCAGACCTGGAACGAGCTGACAGGGCCGCAGTTGCTGCAAGTGTGCCAGGTCTATGGCCTAGCCTTTGACACGCCAGGCCCTCGGTACAAAGCCCTGCTCCGAATCCTTTTTGCGGTGCCCAACCGGGTGATGAACCGCATCAACGTGGTGCAGTTCGTGGACCTAAAGCCGCTGGCCACCTTCTTGCTGGACCCGACCAAAGGCCGGCCGCTCACGGACCAACTGCTGCCCCGATTGCCTACGTGCAGCTGGGCTCAGCTCTGGGCTGGCGTGCGCAGCCGCACCCCGCACCTCTATGGCCCGCGGGATTCGTTTCGCAACCTCACGTTTGCCGAGTTCATCTTCGCCGACACGTTCTTTCTGCGCTACCTGCAGACCAACGAGGAAGCATGGCTGAACAAGTTGGTGGCCGTGCTCTACCGGCCCCAGCGCGAAGACTACCGGCCCCACGCTGCCAGCTACGGCGGCGACAGGCGTGAAGACTTCAACGAACACCTGCTCGATGCCCGGGCTGGCTACATGGCCCGCGTACCGCACTATGTGAAGCTGGCCGTGCTGCTCTATTACCAAGGTTGCCGGCGGGAACTGGAGCGGCGCTACCAGCGCGTGTTCGAAGGCGACACCAACCAAAAAGCGGCCCTCAGCGGCTGGGAAGCTGTCTTGCACAACTTGGCCGACGGCGTGCACCGCGTCGAAGCCACTGCGGGCCAAAGCCTGCACAACGTCATGCGCGAAATGCAGCGCGTGCTCGAGAACTACGACCGGGCCAAAGCGGCCCACCAAGCTTCCTAACGCCATGTTTGCCAACCTCGAATACACCGCCCTGTTCAAAGAGGCGGCCACCCGACACAAAGAAATCCGGCATACCGAGAAGGACTGCCACTTCGTCAAGTTGGTGCTCAGCGCCGATCCGGTGCAGAAAGCAGTCGGCTGGAGCGGCTTTTTCAACAAACTGAAAACCTCCCTCAAGCCCGGGCTGACGCTGATTGCCGTCAGCTACGAAGCTGATTACGAAGACGCCGGCGACGAGCGAACGCTGACCCACCGGCACGGCTCCTTCATCATTCTGGAGAAGGTGAAGCGCAGCAACGACGAGGACCGAGACGAAGTACTCGACCGCACCGAGCGCGTGGCCCACGACGTGATGGGCTTCGTGCTGAAGGCCTTTCGCAGTCCCGAAGCCCGCCGGCAAGGCCGCATGATTGACCGCAGCAACATGCTGCTGGACTCGATCGGGCCGGTGGCCGACAACCACTACGGCAGCCAATTCAGCTTCAAGTTTACCCAGCCGGCCACCCAGGCGCTGGCTTTCAATTCCGACGCTTTTAACCTCGACTAACATGGCAGGAGAACGGTACGCCCGCCTCGAAATCGGCTGCATCACGCCCGCGGTAGGCGACGAAATTTCAATTTGGTTATCCGGTAGCTACCAGCGGTTTGTGGCCTCTGGGCAGCTTTTCCCCGCTGATCCGGAAGAGTTCTACATTCAGACGCGCTACGATCTGCCAGGCATCCGGTACGCCAACGCCGTGTACCTGATGAACGCCATCCAAGAGCGGCTGGAGGTTCTGGGCAAGTCGATGGACTACACCCTGACGGCCGATTACCTGAGTGGCTCCGACATTGGCCGCGTCACGATCACGGCCGCGCGCTACGATACGGCGCTGGAATTTCAGCCGGTAACAAGCTCAGCCCTAAACGTGCGCTATTCAGAGCTGGCCCGGCTGACTCAGATTCGGCCCGTGATCGTCACGCCGCTGGTTACGCTGGCCCGCTGCTTCGGCAGTGCCACCGCCAGCATTTCGCTGCTGGCCACCAACGGCACCACCGGCGACTACACCTACCAGTGGGCCGATGGCGTCACTACAAAAGACCGCCTAAATCTGCCAGCCCGCACCTACACCGTGACGGTGACGGACGCCAGCGGAGCCAGCACCACGGTAGACATTCCAGTGGGCCAGAACAGCCAAATCGTGCTGGAAGTCCACAAGGCCGGTGACGACATCACGTTGGTGCCGCGTGGGGGCGTGGCGCCCTATACCTTTTTGTGGAGCGACGGCGCGACGACAGCCGAGCGCAAGCAACTGCCCCCGGGCGAGTACTCCTGCAAAGTCTATGACAGCCTGGGCTGTGGGGCCGAACTGACCACGGCCATCGCACCCAGCCGCTTTTATTTCTCGCACGACCCGATTGTGCTGGCCCTGGATGCAGGCGACGATTACCGCAACGACCCTACCACAAAGCCAGAATTGAGCTTTGTGGTGGAAGTATTCGTCGAGCGCGAGTACCTGAGCGGCGAGTTCGCGCTGGCTGGCCAGGCGCAAGAGCAGCCCGCCGATCGGGACGGTCGCACCGTGTTTGAAGTGCAGGAATTGCTGGAGCCTTTCGTGGAGCCCACGTTGCCCTCGCTCGATAGCCAGTACCGCGACGAGGTGCAGCCAGCGACTAACAACTTCAAGCGCTTTTACCTGCGTTACCGCGAGCGCACTACTTCGGGGCTGGCCGACAGCACCGTAACCACGGAGATGAGCTACCTGGTGTACGGCGGTTTGAGCTTCGAGGAAGCCAGCCGGGGTACCTGGTTCAACGGCTATTTCGAGCGCGTAAAGCCCTTTTTGACCTGGGAGCCCGGCCACAAATCCGTGCTGCGCAACCAGCCGGAATACCTGTATTTCATGGTGAACAGCTACACCACGACGGCCATCAAGCGCTGGGTGAAAGTGTACTTCCAGGACGGCACGAATACGAGCTTTGCCCAAGATGGCTGGCCCACGGTGCAGCGCTACGAAGTGTACATTGTGCCGTTTGGGTTTGATGCGTTGCAACTCGGCAACCTGGAAACCAGTGCCAAGCACGTGGTCCGCTGGGAGGCCTGGGTTTCCGATCAGAACGACGGGCCAGTGAGCGAGGTGCGCACCTACAAGCTTGACCGGCGCTACCACCACACGCCGCGCTTTTTCTGGTACGTGAACAGCCTGGGGGGCGTGAACACGCTGGCCACCTTCGGGCGGGCGGAGCTGCAGGTTGCTACCAAAACAACCAGCTCGGCCCGCCCTCGCATTGCCGGCTACGATGCGGCCGAGGGCGATGTGGAAATTGATCGCAAAACCGGCTTGCCGACGCTCAAAGTCAGCACTAGCGCCCGTTCCAAAGCGCAAACACTGGCCGATCAGGACTTTATGCTTTCGCCCCGGGTGGTGCTCTTCGATACCGATCGCCTGCAGGCCGGGACCGTGAAAGACAAAACCTATTCGCCGCTCGAGGAGGACGAAACGCGCCTGGTGTTAAGCTTCGATTTCGAGCTGCCCCGCCAGCGCCACTATTCGCCCCGGTTGACGGTGCCCACCTCCAGCATTCTCATTGCCCCACAACCATGATCGGCTTTCGTGTACAGGAAGAGTGGCTGGACTACAACGCCACGCTGGGGCTGGAAATACGCAGCCCGTTGTTTGAAACGGATGCGGTCCCGGGCGTCACGTCGTACCCCACGCCGTTTCATGATACGCCCCTCAACCGCCGGCTGCTGCGGTTCCCGGCCCTGCGTGCTCGGCAGGTAGGGCCGGTGGCACCGGTGGAAGCCGATTGCTATTTGGGGGGCAGCCTCTGGCGGCGCGGCCTGCTGCGCTATAAAGACTACGACAGCGCCAAAGGGGAATACCAGTACCAGTTCGAAGCCGATGCCGATGCGCTGGCCACGCGCATCGAAGGCGTGACGCTGCCCCAGGTAGCGCTGCCTACCGTGCCGGTGCAAATGGTGCCGGAAACGGCTGATTACGTGCTGTTTCCGGTGCGCAATACAGCTTTTTATGATAAGGAAAAGGCCAAGGACTACCTGAACGTAGTCAATTACTGGAGCGGTACCGAGTTCCCGCTGAACACGCAGGAGCTTTTTTACACGTTCACGCCTTTCCCGAAAGTGGTTCCGCTGCTGCGCTACCTGTTTGCGGCGTTTGGCTACGCCGTGCAAGGCAGCTGGGTGGAAGATCCCGAAATCCAGCAGTTGGTGCTCTACTCAACCCGCTCCCTGGATGCCGCCACCGGGCTGGGTAACGTGGCTGAATTCGCGCTGGCCTCCTTGTTGCCGGACGTGCGCGTGGCCGATTTGTTGATTGTGCTGCAGCAAACCTTCTGCCTGGGCTACCTCTTCAATCCGGTGCGCAAAGTGGTGGAAATCCGGCCGCTGAAGGAGGTGATCCGGGATTTTACCTACCAAGATCGGCAAGCCCGGGCTGGTTGGCGCGACGTAGCCCCCGATACGGATGGCTTTACGCTGGGCTATACCGCCGACAGCGGCGACGAATTGCTCAAAAACTTCACCTGGCCGGAAGTACGCCTCGGCAACGGTATGGAAGTGATTCGGCCCCAAGCCGACACGCTGCGCATGGTGCGCGAAGTGCAGAGTGGGCGCGAGTGGCTGGTACCCATGGCCGAGCAGCAGGGCTATTCGCCCCGGGCTGATCTGGGCATGGAAAACAACACGCTGGGCCAGCTGCGCTTTCTGTTTTACCGGGGGCTGCAGCCGGATGCCAGCGGCACGTTATATCCGTTTGGCACGTCCGGTACCGAGAACTGTCAGGGCCAGCCGGTGGGCACCTATTCGCTGCAATGGGATGGCCCCAACGGGCTGTACGAAACCTGGCACAAGGACTGGTTGGCGTTCCGCACCAACGCCCGCCAGGAAGAGCGGGAAGTACCGCTCACGTTGGCCGAATTTCTGGCCCTTGACCCGGCGCGTAAGGACCGGGTAGAAGAGCTTCACTTCCTCTGGGAACGCATTTCGGTGCAATTGGGGGGTGACGTTACGGTGGGCACAGCCCGCTTCACTTATCACCAGACTGCGCACTGATGGCCACGCAGAAAATGACCGTCGAAAGATGGTTGGAAATCACGCTTTCCAACTTGCGGGAGCAGGTGATCAAGCAAAAGGTGCGGGACACCGACGAACTGCTGGATAGCATCAAGGGGCAGTTGGTGGCCGCGGCCGATGGCGACGTGGAGCGGCTGAGCATCGCCTATGCCCTCTACGGCAAATTTGCCGACATGGGAGTAGGGCGGGGCATGGGCGCCGGCGTGCGCAAAAGCAACAGCGCCTACACCAAAATTCGGGATGCCAAAGGCCAGCTCTACCGCTATTCCCGCAAAAAACGCCAGTGGTACAGCAAGGAAATGGGCCGGCAAACCATGCGCCTGAGCACGCTGCTCAGCGAATTCTACGGCGATACAATGATTGCCATGGCACAGGATGCCGTGCCAGGTACAGTGGAAATTAACTTATAAGTAAAGTCCGATGGCTACCGATAAGGATAAACGGGAAGTTGAGATAATCATTAAAGGGCAGCAGGCCACGTCTTCCATCAAGGAGATGGGCGCTGCTGCGGCCGTCATGAAGGCCCAGCTCGATAAGATGAGCCAGGACGACCCACGGCGCGAGAAGCTGCAGCGGGATTATGCCGAAATGACGGTGCGCTTGCGCGAAGCGAACGTAGCGGCCCGCACCCTGGTGAAAACTACCGAGGAACTGGCGGCTGAGCAGGCCGAGTCCAACGCAGAAGCGCTGCGCATTGTGGTGAACGGCAAGAAAGTGTCGGCTACCTACAACGAAATGGACGCGGCGGCCAAGCAGCTGGAGAAGGACATCAAGGATTTGACGCCGGGCACCCAAGAGTTCATCACCAAGTCGAAGGACTTGCAGCAGGTGAAGGGCCGGTTGGAAGAAGTCACGAACGAGATGGGCAACGCCACCCAGAAAACCAGCGCGCTCAAGCAGGCGATGGCCGTGGTAGGGGTGGCCTTGACGGCGGAAGCGGCGGTGGAAGGAATCAAGGCTATCGGGTCCGAGATTTACAACACTACTGCCAAGTTCGAAACGTACGCGGCGGTGCTAAAAACCGCCCTGGGGAGCGAATCGGCGGCCCAATTGGCGCTGCACGACATCCAGACCATGGCAGCCCAAACGCCGTTTTCGGTCGACGAATTAACTGCCTCCTTCATCAAATTTGTAAACCGCGGCCTGAACCCCAGCATGGCCGACATGAGCAAGCTGGCCGATTTGGCAGCTTCCCAGGGCAAAAGCTTTGAGCAGCTCACGGAAGCTGTGCTCGATGCCGGCACTGGCGAATTCGAACGCTTAAAAGAATTTGGCGTCCAGGCCTCCAAGTCCGGTGACCAGGTAACGCTCTCGTTTAAGGGCACCCAGCAAGTGGTGGCCAACACGCCCGAAGCCATCAACGCGGCCCTGCTGTCGTTTGGCGAACTCAACGGCGTCATGGGCAGCACGGCCGCCATCAGCGAAACGCTGGCCGGCCAGCAAAGCAACCTGGGTGATACGGCCGATCAGGTGGCCATTACTTATGGCCAAGTATTACGGCCGGCCTTCGTAGCCGTTTTCAGCACCATTGGGTTCTTACTGGGCGTGCTGAAGGCGTTGCCTGGTTTCCTGTCGGAAAACCGGGGTGTGATCATTGCCCTGGCGGGAGCCGTGCTCACGTTCAATGCGTCGATGGTGCAGAGCAATGCTTTGCTGCTCTACAATGCAGCCGTTGCCAAGGGAAAGGTCGTTTGGGATACGGCCGTAACCGTTTCCACTAAAGCATGGGAAATGGCCCAGCGCGGGCTGAACTTGGCGCTGGCGGCTAACCCGATTGGCGCCGTGATCGCAGTGGCCACGCTGCTGATCGGCGTATTTGTGGCCCTCTACGACAAAAGCGAGAAGGTACGCGCCGTCGTAGCGGGTTTGGGCAGCGGGTTTATGGCGTTGGTAACCACCCTGAAAAACGGGGTTGTGCAACAGCTTACCGGACTAGGCGACCTGTTGGTGGGCATTTTTACCCTCAATCCGGAAAAGATCAAGCAGGGACTGGCCAGCATTGGCGGCTCGATCAAAACAATCTACGTCGATGCCGGCCGTAACGCAGCCGCGGCCTTTAACCAAGGCTACGATGCGCGTATGGCCAGCGAAGCAGCGGCGCGCGCGGGGCGGCCAGCAGATGCCAAAGCCGAGGCAGAAGCCGCCCGCAAAAAAGCAGAAGCCGCGGCCAAAGCCCGGGCGGAAGCCGAGGCAAAAGCCCATCTGGAAGGGCTGAAAACGGAGGAAGCCAATTTGAAAGTGCGTTTGGCGCAAGTAGAAGACGGCTCGCGGCAAGAAATGAAGCTGAAACAGCAGCTGATCAGCGTACAGGCCAAAATCGAAGTGGAGGATGGCAAGAAAACCGAAAACGACAAGCGCGTCATTCGGGCCGAGGCACTTGATAAAATGCAGGATTTAGAGCGCGAATTCAATAAAAAGCAGGCGAAAGAGCGCGAAGAGAACCACAAAAAGCTCGAAAAAGCAGCGGAAGAAGCCTCTAAGAAAGAGCTGGCCCTGCAGCATTCCATTGAAGATTTGCAGGTGGCCTCGATTAAGGACAAGCATGAGCGGGAAATACAGGAAATCAACCTGCAGACCAACCGCAAAATGGCCGCTCTGCAAGGCGACGACGAGCAGATCATGGCCCAGTGGGAATTGCTGGAGCAGCAACGCCAGGAGAAAATCGCAGCCGTGCGACTCAAGCAAAAAGAGGAGGCTGACAAGCTGAAGGAAGAGGAGCTGCAAAAGCAGGTCGAGCAGGAGCAGGCCGATGAGGAAGCGCAAGCGGCCCAGATCGAACTGGCCTTTGCCAACGGGCTGATGGCTGAGCAGCAGTATCAGGATGCCTTGTTCAACCTGAAACAAGTGGCGTTGGCCAATCAGTTGGCCCTCGTCAAGCAGATGAAAGGCGAGGAAAGCGCTGAATACAAGCGCATTAGCAACCAGATTCTGGCCAATGAGGCGGCCCGCATCAAAAAAGAGAAGGAGCAGAAGCAGGAACTGCGCACGTTCGACATGAACACGCAAAAGCTTGGGGCTCAGTTGTTAGCCGAAGGCCTGGCGTTGGTGGAAGACAACTTAAATAAGAAGTCAGCCGCCTACCAGGTGTTCAAGGCGGTGCGTAAAGCCGCGGAATTGGCTGAAATCGGCATTGGCCTGCAGGCCGAATTGCAGGCCAACTCGCTCAATGCCGCCCGTAACCCACTGAATGCGGTACCCGGTGGCGCGGCACTGGTGGCCACCCAGCTGGCCATTCAAAACGGCATGTCCATCGTGCGGGCCGTCGCCGCCGGCATCAAGGTGGCGGCGTTCAAGGAAGGTGGCAACACCGGACAGGCCAAGAATATCATTGACGGCCGGCAGATGCTGAGCCTGCTCAGCGGAGCCAGCGGCGGAAGCCAGGCGCCCAGTGGCAGTTTCGTGGGTGGCGGGCCAGTGGGCAAAGCCACCATCGGCCTGATCGGCGAAGCGGGTCCCGAGTTGGTGATTCCCAACTGGATGTATGCTGATCCGAAGCAAGCCGACTTGATGGGTTTCTTGGAAGCGCAGATTGCCAGCAAGGGCAATGCGTTCGCCGCCGGTGGCGCTACCGTTGCCGGCTACTCGGCAGCCAACGGCGCGTCGAGCGCGGACAACTCCATACCAGACCTGCTCAGCCAAATGGTTCGGGTACTGGGCAACTTGGATAGTAGGCTGGAAGGAGTGGAGGACTGGCAGCGCAATCTGGAAGTGCACAACGATTTGTTTACGGTGAAGCGTGGCTTAGAAGTCATTGACCAAACCCAGAAGAGCGGCGGCATCAGATAGCTTTAAGCCCAGCCGATTGAAGTTGGTTGGTAATCTCATTCTGTACTCGACCCAATGGCCTCGAAAATCACATTTTCCAGGCCATTGGGTCGAGTCATTTCGGACGTTACCTTTAGCAAAGTTTAAAATTCACGTTTATGAAACTAGCGATTGCTTGCCCTGTATGCACACTAGAACGAATGACCAAAAATCCTTCTGCCGGGTATTCTCCTAATCACATTAAAGTCCCTTTGCAAGACGATAATGTCTATGCACTCACTTGCTCGCAGGGCCACGAAAGCTTGATCATTTTGCGGAATCCCAAATGCGAATGGCTATTTGAGTCGGGTATCCTCGCTCTAAAAGATGGTTACTACAGAGAAGCTGTAACCAGTTTTGCAGCTTCACTTGAGAGGTTCTATGAATACTTAATTACCGCTCTAACTATAACAGAAAGGAAAGCTGATCCAGAAGGGTTTCAACGGGTATGGAAATCAATGGTAAATCAATCTGAACGTCAGATAGGAGCTGTTAACTTTCTGTTTTTTAAATGCTTAGGCAAGCCCATGTCCTCATTGGACAAAGCGTTTTTAGATACGCACGGTCTTAGTCTGGGTAAGCGGGAGCCAGTGAACTTTAGGAATGTTGTGGTGCATCAAGGGTTTATTCCTGACCGACAAGCTGCAATACACTATGGTGAAGCTATCTATAAATACATAAGGCAGGTGCTCACTGGTATAAGCTCCATCACTTTGTGGAAGCAAAATCTGTTGGAGGCTACAAACCTTGCATTAGAGAAGTCTCGCGATGCCTTTGGGAAGGTGGCGACATCGGTTCAAACAGAGTCATTCTTTCTTGATACAACGTCCTGTATATTATCAACGGACTCAGGCCCAAGTTTTGGTGGGGTGCTCTTTGCCCCTGAAAGGTCGTTGATAGAATATATGGGAGAATAAGGCCAACAATCCTTGTGGGTATGCCCTTAGGAAGGGCGAAGACAAGGAGAGCCTGTTTGGCGAGTAGCTTTTAAATCCGGATCGGCTAGGCTGGTACTTAACGGCGGGGCCAAAAAGGTGTACCTATCCGGCCCCTTCTGAACCTGGTTCGGAAGGGGCCTACTTATTTCCGAATGGTGGGGCCAAAAAGTAGGGCCACGTAAAAAGGAAGTCGTAACTTTCTGGACCAACCTTTTTGACCTGCTTTATGAATTTTGGCTACGCCCGCGTATCAGCGAAAGATCAGAACCTCGATACTCAGCTTAGGGAGTTGACGGCCGCCGGTGCCGACCGCATTTTCCAGGAGAAGATATCAGGTGCCAGCACCAGCCGCCCCGAATTGGATAAGATGCTGGCCATGCTACGGTCCGGCGACTCGGTAACAGTAAACCGGCTTTCGCGCCTCGGCAGAAATACCGCGCACATCATTCAGCTGATTGCCGACTTCAGCCGCCAAGGCATTCGCTTCGTGGCCTTGGACTTAGGCATCGATACCGACACGCCCGCTGGCCGCATGGTGCTGACTGTGTTTGCCGCGTTGGCGGAATTTGAGCGGGAGAGCAACGGTGAACGGCGGCAAGCAGGCATTGAGCTAGCGAAGGCACAGGGCAAGCACATGGGGCGCAAGCCGGGCGTTGACGAGGAAAAGCTGAAGAAGGTAAAGACCTCGTTAGCCGCTGGCCTCTCCGTGCATCAGATTGTCGAAGTGACTGGGATTAGTGAAAGTACGGTGAAGCGCTACAAACGACAATTAACATCTTCAACAGAAACCTTATAAAACGTAATCTTTTTTTACTAATCCGCTTTTATGAGTGCGTCCTCAGATGAATTTGAACAACAGATATCCGAAATACACCGGATTCTAGCTGATAGTAACAGCGAAATAACGTGGAACGATAGGATGATTGATCCTGATAATGTTAAACAGCAACGACAAATAGATATATCTATCAAAAACGGTAATTATGTCACGCATGTAGAGTGCAGGATACACAAGAGCAAACAGGACGTGAAATGGATAGAAGAGCTGTACGGCAGAAAGATGAGTCTTGGTATACAAAATATCATTGGCGTGTCCTCTTCTGGGTTTACGGAAGGAGCGATTAAAAAAGCAAAGCGGTTTGGTATCGAACTCAGAGATACACTTAACCTTGAGGAAGAAGATTTAAACTCGTGGGGTAAAGCAATCTCTCTCACTAGAGAGTACATCACATTCAAAAGCTTTAACATTGCTTTGTTTCCTTCAGAAGAAGCCGCTCATGCTGTTTCGGATGAGGATATACAAGAGCTTGTACGTGACGGGACCTTTTTTACGGATGCAGTTAACCTCTTAAAAAAAAGCGCAGAAGAGATAAGGCAGTATTTACAATCTTCAGGTAATAAATCTGTCAATCACACATTTTATATAAGTCCTAAAAATCCAGTTTTCATTAAAGGCTTTGAGCTAAATCGGGTTATGTGCCAGGTGGTACAAGCTGAATTAGTTAAAGAAGAGATTTATTTAGATAAGCCCATGTATTTTAGAAATTCTGATATTTCTTCATCGTCCACAATGGCATATATTCAGAAGGTGATAAAATTAGGCGGGTATTATGTCGCTTCTCCCGATGTAAATAGGCTAGTAGTATCGCCGCATAAATGGCAAATGCCACAAAACAGTGTGTTTCTTGATATGAATTTTAAATGGTTCGGCAGGTCGTTGCAACTTGCTTATGACAATTTTACTGAAGATGGAAAGAACGGAGTGATGATTAATTTAAAAGCTGGATATCTAGACAGGCCCTAGCTTTTTTCTGTCCTTCGATTCATCTTAATAAGAGATGAGGTTTGGGTCCTTCAACGATCAAACGATCCCAAACCTCACTTCTTTTATTATGAAGCGCACTTTACTTACTAGCCTTGCCGCCGCTACGCTGCTGTTGTCTGGAGCAGCTGGATCAGATCGATCCGAATCTTCGACTGCTCCTATGCAGGAAGGCCAAACGGCACAGGTTAAGTCTTCGTCGACGAAAGCACCGGAAAAGCAGTCGACACCGACGACTACACAACGGGTCGAATTTCGGCAAGCTCCAAGTTTCGGTTATGCCCCGGTGCGGTATTCAGGTAATAGTGGCCCACGCCGCGTGAAGCATGGCAAAAGCCGGTGGATCTGGATGGGCTAACGACTTATAAAACCTTTCCCATAAAAAAGCCCTGCTATTCTATATAGCAGGGCTTTTTTATTTAGGCTACCACCGCCATGGGTGGTTCATTTAATTCATCGAGCATCCGGATGGCCTCGCGTTTCATGTCGTCGTCAACGTGCACGTACTTCATGGTGGTCTCGATCTTTTCGTGGTCCATCAGCTTCTGCAGCACTTCGACCTTGCCTCCCCGTCGGATGAATTCGGTGGCAAATGTCTCGCGGCCTACGTGGTGGTGCAGGTCCGTTTCGATTTCCAATTCCTGGGCAATGGCCTTCAGCGTGCGGTTGGAGTATTGGTCCGTGTAGGCGAAAAAACCGCTCAATCCTTCTTCCCGCCGTGAGTCCTCCAAGTAGCTCAGCGCCTCCTTGGTCAAGGGCAGCATCATGTCCTGGAGCTTGTCGTCGTAGGTTTTCTGAATCTGAAACGTGAGCTCCTGGCCATTGAGCTTGGCCGCGTGCAGGTTCTTCAAATCGCCTAACCGCAGGCTGGAGCAGCAACTAAACAAAAACCGTTGGAGGATGCGCCGGCGGGCCGTGCCGATCGACAGCTGCGTGTAGTACACCTTCAGCTTCATCAGCTCGGCTGATTTCAGTGGCTTCCAGGTGCCTTGCTCGGCTTTGTTGTCGAAATCCACATAAGGGTCTTCGAAGCGAATGCGCTCCTTTTTGGCCAGGGCCAGGTACGTTTTCACATCCTTGTGCCGCGTCCAGCGCGTGTTGATAGCCTTCACGTGCTTGAGCAGGTAGGCGTGGAAGTCGTCGATGAGTTTGGGGCTGATGCTGTAGAAGGGAATGCTCGCGCGGAATTTCTTGAGGCAGTTGAGCGTGCTGGTGTGGTTCTTCCGCGTGTTGTCGCTGATGCCTTCGCGGTGGCCCTTGCCCTTGCGGTAGCGCTCCGAAATCTTGGCTTCCATGTAGGCCACAAAGTCTTTTTTGCTGGCCTCGGTGTAGTAGTCCAACAAAAACGCGTCGCTGGTGATGGGCTGTTCGGTCAGGCGGAAGTTCACAAACACGTCGTTGGCCTTGCTGCGGGCCTTGCCGATGATCAGGTTGCAGTCCTGGGCTTTCGCCTCCAGCTGCTCGGCGGTGCCGCCTGCCCACGCGATGGCGGTGCTCAGCACGTGCTCATAAGTCGGCTTGCGGTCCTTTTTGGGCTGCGAAGTCAGGCACAGCCCTTTTTCTTCATCAAATAATTCGGGCCACCAGGCAATGCCCAGCCCCAGCGGGTGGGGCTTGCGGCGAATCACGACCAGGAGCAGAACCTGACAGGTGCCGTCCTGGCGGGCGGGGCGGCGAAGCTTGATGTTGGCAGAGTAATTCAT